GTTCAAGCTCACGGGTGAGCCCATCGATTGGGAGTATGTCCAAGGACGACTCGGTCAGAAACTGGCAGAGAATGAGTTGTACATCTCGAGTGACTATCAGAATGCAACAGGGAATCTTTATTCCTGGTGCTCCGAATATGTCGCGGAGTGCGTCGCGGAGAAAGTCTACACACAAGGTGGATATCTAAGTCTCGACAAAGAGTCATTTCTGAAACTCTTCAAGAAGACCTTGACACAACACAATGTGGTGATGGATGAAACCTCACGGCCCCAGACACGGGGACAACTCATGGGAAGTGTTACCAGTTTTCCGATACTGTGCATAATCAACGCGGGTGTGAATAGGGTCGTACTCGAGAAGGCCCGAGGAGGACAAAGGACAGGACTGAGGAATCTACCCATGGCCATCAATGGTGACGATATCGTCATCAAGGGAGGACAAGGGGTGTTCGCAGACCATGCCACTTTCACCGCTCTTACCGGACTGAAACTCAGTCAGGGGAAGGTGTTCACATCGCGGAAGGTGATCAACATGAATAGCAGGTTCTTCTTCCGAGCGGGCGAACGTGAGGTTATCAAACCCACGGGCGTCTTAGCGGAAAAGAAGATGGTACAAGTAATACAACCCGTACCCTACTACTCAATCGGCACAATTAAGGGAAAATCTGACTTTGGACAACGATACAGAGACAGTGTGGAGAGAGGCAAGGGGCTTGTCTCGGAGGAGTTTATTCACAAAGAATTTATTCGCTACAACAAAGAAGCGATGACTCGATGGAAACTCCCTTGGTATATCCCCGAATGGCTCGGAGGGTGGGGTCTGACCACACCCTACACACTAGGTAAAGTCTCGGTTGTCGATCGTCAGGTCGTCAACAAAATCTTCAGCGGATGGAAGCAAAAAAGACCCTCCAATCCCTACAATCAAACAAAGACTTGGATGATGTGGGATCTGGCAGAGGAAGAACTCACAAAGCGAGTGGGGCCCTCTGCGGTCAAGGTCGAGACGATTCCAGACACCGTAGGAGGAAGGCGGTATGATCGTGCGATCACATCTACTATTGTCAATCTCTTATCCGACTCTAACATCAAATTGACGGACATCTTTCGACCCCCGAAAAAGGGCAAAAAAGGTGCACGACAGAAAGACGTCATGAGACAAAGGATCTTGAGAAAGAACGAGAAGATGTGGAACCCGAAGACTTATAAGAGTCTCCAGGTCACGCCCGTAGATCCGGAGAAGTTAATCAAACGTAACCGCTATCTATCACTGGCAGAAACCAGAGATGAAGAAGTGGTCACACATGAAATTCTCAAGTTCATGACGGGCATGTACGATCAACAACTTGAAGGAGCGCTCCGAGAAGCGATGGTCAAGGGAATCCGCCGGTCCAGTTAATTTATTTCTTCTATTATTCTCATTTAGCTCTTGCAGGGATGGAGTTCCCAGTAAGAGTCAGGCACGGTCTAATATGTAGTTTCCGTGTGGCTAAAGTTCAGCATTG